TTTTCATAAATGTCTCTTGATTTTGCTACCACAATCTCGTGGAATAGCTCTTCCGCTTTTTCGCGGTCTTCATTAATAAGATGCTCAAGCATCTCTTCAAATTTGTTTGAATTTGCCATTATTTGTCTCCTGTTAATGTTTACCTATGGTAAGGCTGTCACTAGTATTTACATCTTTGGGAGAAAAGTGCGTAGAAATAGGCCAAAAACGGAGTTTTTTGGCCAGGATTATGATAACTGGAAGATTTTCATGAAATCTTGTACTGTAATTGTTGTTAAATTATCAAATTTATTTAGCTCCTCAGGACAATAGTTATCAGATGCTATTACCCTAACGAACTGTGTATTCTTGTGTTCTTTGATTACTGCTGTGGTTTGACGCAACCAATTGCCAAAAAATGTAGCACCGTCTTGGCTTTTTTTATAATTTGGTGTATCTGCATATACATTATTAAACTTAGACCCTTTTTCTAAACCTTTGTAGTCAAATCCTAAAATATAAATTCTTTCGTATCCGTGCTGTGCAGCTAACCATAGTGCTGTTGGGCCGCTACTCCAACCTTTTGAAGGATTAAACAAATTTAAATTAGGAATACGCTGATATGCTTTATTTGGATTAGTCCATACAGTGTGTTTTTTTTGATATCCTGTTTTTGATATTTCAAGTATCATTTTTGCATCAACGGCTACTAGATAGTCAGGCACAAATGTTCTATAAAGAGCATTGCATCCATAAGTTTTTCCTATAGGTGCTAGTTCTTCTATGTTTACAGGAGCACGACTTGTACCATTACCTATAACAAATGCTATGTGGTGATTGCTTTTTTCTACATGGTGTATGTCTGGAAAGTTTTGAACTTTTGAAAGACGTCGTGATTGTTTTTCAGCTTTACGCTGAGATCTAATCTCGTGCCACTGTTCTTTGGTAAATTGTCTTTTATCTATTTTTGCCAATTATCATACTCCGGCCGCCTCGGCTTGTGCTGCTAGTCCATACATTTGACGAACAAAATCCATTTCTTTGTTTTTTTCTTCTGTATGTAGTTCACTTGCTTTGCGGGCACGATTTATTTGGCTTAAAGTTAATCGTGTCTTCCGGGTATCGTCAATATCGACAATTGACTGATCATACTGAGGCTCATATCTATTGTCTTCAACAGGTTCAATAGTTTCTTTATCGTAATAAAATAATTCTCTCAGTATCATAATGTTATTTACCTTAAATTTGATCTGCGCCGCCAGTTTCGCCGCCAGCACCGCCGCCAAGTTCTTCGCCTGTTGCTGTTTCTGGTGGTGCACCTTCTCCGCCATCTTCTGCTCCGCCTTCAATACTTGCTTGATCTTCTGCTCCTGAAATGTCTGCACTAATTCCTGCTGAACTAATACCAACACTACGCATTTCACCTGATGCATCACTCGGAGGTGGTGTTAGATTTTCATCGTTTTCTTCTCTCCACAAGCGTTCGTTCTCAGCAACATCTTCGTCACTTAATCCTAAGAATCTTTTTAGTGCAAATCTATTTGAAATAAATGGTATTGCTTGTACTTGTGCAAATGAACCAATTCTTTGATTATCTAATTCTGTTTGTCTATATGCTGCAAAGTTTTGCGGTGGCATAAATTTAAGATCAAACATCGCTGTGTCAATGTTTACACCTTTTTCAAGTAGATAGCGTTTAAATTCTTGATCAAATTCTTCTACAAGTAAGTTTTGCAATCTTTCACAGTATGTGTTAAACCTTAATTCTTGAATAAATGCTGTGCCAACCCTGCCGTCATTATAGCTTGCTTGGCTATCGTCTGCGCCAGTAGGTAAGTATGAACTTGGTATACGGAGACCACGAACGAGTTTATTAGTAAAGTATCTAAGATCATCAATCTCTCCTAGGTTAGTACCTCCAGGTAGTGTTTCAACTTTTGATCCTCTACCTTCTGCTGTTTGTGGGAAGAAGTAATCTTCGTTAGTTGATAATGGATTGTATGCACTATCAATTACATTTGTACCTCCGCCTGTTTTACTTGGAATACGCCTTTGGTGTATTTCAGTTTTTACACGCTCCACAAATTGCATAGCAAGGTGTGATGGCATGTTACCTACGTCAACATAGAATACTCTGCGCTCTGGCGCTCTTTGTACACGATAGATAATAATTGCATCTTCAAGCAATTCTTTTTGTTTGTAAACTTTAAAAATTGATTCTAATAATGAATTACCAAACGGATAGTTGTTGTCTAGTCCTTCGCTAAGACTAATATGAAACATGTGTTCTGCACTAACTGCTGTTTCACCTTCTTCAATTGAAAATCTAGAACCAGGAGTATTAGGATAGTTACCAACCATTCCTCTAACACCGCCTTGATAGTAGCCGCTGCCGCCTCCAGTAATATTACCTGTATTTTCATGTGGCTTAGTTGCTACTAAGTCTTTAAAATTAAACTGTACATCTTTTACAACATACTGTTCAGGAATTTTTCCTTCACTTTCATTTACAATAATACGCAGTACTTTAGCAGGATCAACATGATATAATTTTTTAGTTTCAGGATCTCTTAAGAAAAATCCATCTCCGTATTTAAATACATTACGGAAAATACGAAACATTCTATTTTCAAAATTATTAATTTTATACCATTGTCTTAGATATTGTCCAAGTATTTGTATTTCTGTATTTGTAGCACTCTTATGGTATTTAAATTCAAAGTGTGTATCGTTTTTCTTGTTTTTTTGACTACAAAATTCTGCTAGGATATCTAGTGCAGCATTAACTTCACTATCAATATCCATAGTGTTATATTGACCATAACGCTCAACACGATTTGGTGTTCCAACATAAACATCTGGTAAGTATGAACTGTAATTTGATCTAGCTGGGCCTGGCCTAGTTGCAGCACTCCTACCGTTGATAGGACTGTAACTTCCTGACATGTTGTCTCCTGTTGGTACAGGAGTAAAATATTTTTTCCAGCTCATTTTATATTCCTACGCTTGACATAACATTACCATCTAAACCTTTTGTAGCTCTTAGTTGTTTAGAAGCAATTTCAAGCCCATTTCTATTTAGTTCTACTAATTGTAACAGAGTTTGGTTCAGGTTGTCAAGTGAATTCTCTGATGTTTCGCCCATTCTGCTTACGGGTGGTTGTGATACACTATTTACATCTGTTAACATGTTTTCCAATGCAGACGGACTAAATTTACCGCCTCCCATTGCACTTTCTGCGGCTTGTAATGCACCTTTAGCAGAATTGGCTACTATTGCTGCCATTTGCTCTGGTTTAGTTACTGATTCTAACCCGTGTAAGGGTTGGAATGTGCCCTCTCCAAAATCTTTAAATAGCGAACCAGCACCAGGTGTTCCACCTTCAAATCCAAATAAACCTTTTATACTATCAAGTGCCCTACTAAACCAATCTCCACTACTGCCTGATGTAGTATCTTGTTCACCCATATTTTCTCGTCTTGTTGTTAAAAGTGCGTCAGCAAGAGCTTTAGAAATCTGTCCAGTTGAATCTAATACACCTTCTGTTACTAATGCAGCTTGAGCTGATTGTTTTTGCCCGGCACTTGAAGCTGAATCAGCTAATATTTTTAAGTTAGCTACTGTCTCTTCTGATATCACACCTGCTGCTTTTAATTGATCAGCAAAAAGTTCAATGTTTGGAATAGTTTCTGATAGTGTTGAGCCGGGAATCATTTCATTTAACATTGCTAAGAAATTTTGTGTCTCAACTCCTAGTTGGGTTGAGATTTTTTCGTTTAATGTTCCATATGCAGATAATAATAAAGTGTTAGATTCTATCTGCTTACCTAATAATGTATTAAATTCTGAAGCTGTATTTGCAAGTGCTACTTGTGCTGTGTTTACAGCAGTTAGTGCTTGCTGTCCTGGTTGCTCTCCTGCCATCTGTGTTTCTTGGCCGGCAGCTATAGTTTGTAGATTAGCAACAAATGCTTCTCTAAATGTAAGTTCTTGCCCTGTTGCATCTTTAATTCTTTGCTGTAGTGCCATTGTACCATCAATGATCGGTGCCATTTCTTCTAGTACATCTGCTTGTCCTTTTGCAATATCACTAACTTGAGAAAGTGTTGCAAGTGTTAAACCTTGTCTACTTTGTGCAAAGTCTGCTGTTGCTTGGGCAGCTTCTTGAGCTAGCCTTTCAGCTTCTGCTACGTCACCGCGTTTGTTTGCTTCAGCGGCCTGTTGTAAAAGTGCATATGCTTCTTGGTTAGTTGCTGCAAAGTTTTTAGTCGCTTCTGTCATAGGAGCGCCAGTTTGCATTAAATCGTCAAACAAGTTACCAACTACATCCGGTGCTGCATCAAGAGCAGTTTGTGCTTTATTGTATGCTTCTTGTGCTCCTGTAACTCCGTCCATTTCTAATAGACGCAATCTTGCTTGTGTAGCGCCAGCTCGCTGTCTAGAAATCAATTCATCTTGCATCTGCTGTGCATCTTTACCAGTAAGTTTAGCGACAACACTCATGTTTTTGGCAAGTTCTTGTGCTTGTTTTACTTGTTCAGCATCTGACATTTGCGTCATCATTGCTTGACGTCTGTTTAGTTCTGTATTTTTAATAACAAATT